GTGGGCTCGGAGATGTGTATAAGAGACAGATGTTACAGTTTTATATCTATGAGTATAAAAAACTTTCAGCTCTTTCCAAACAACACTTCCATAATCAATTTTATCTAGTGTTTGATGCTCAAATCTTTTCTTGCTGCTAAATACTCTTCCAAAACTAGTTATGTAATAATCATCAAAGTTTGTAACTGGAACAGCATCTTCATCTATAAATAAATAATCTTTAATTGTATCTTTCATCAAGTTCTTCCAGTTGCTCTCTGTTATATTCACGATAATCCTCCCCTCTTAAAACTCTATCTTCAATATATTTGTCAAATTCCTCTGTGCTTTCAAATTTATATCTAGTTTTCTTTGCAAATTTATATCCTTCTGCATGTGCTTGTCTTTCTGCTTCTGTAATGATAATATCTATTCTTTTCATAATGTCTTTATATAGATCTTCGTTCATTTCCGCATCATGCTTTGCACAATTAGAAAGTAATTTATCTATTTTTAGATAGTTACGAGCAAATACTTTACTTCTAATAAACTCATAGTTGTGTGAAGTTACTGCATGCGGTTTTGTGTTTCTTTTAATATAATCTTCTACTTTTTTATCTTGTTTTTCTTTATAAACATCACTAATAGGTTTAAAAGGTTCATAATCTTTTAAAAATAATCTCTCTATGGCCTTTATAAGCATTTTTAAAAGATTAATAACTAAATATAAGCTAAATCTACAAATTTTTATTACAAGGGCAAATACAACCTCAAGCCATGAATTATATTCAGTTTTTTCTTTATATCCTTCTAAATGTTCTTCTTTGCTTAAAATATAAGTTGCTTTTGTTTTTTTATCTCTATCTAATATTTCTATACTATCATTTTGCATTCCAACCCCTCCAATCTAAAATTTTAATTGCAAGTGATCTTAAAATTGGATTAGAATACAAAAAATCTTTTATTTCTTCCTCTTTTCTTTTTATTGCCTTTTCTTCATCTGACAATACATCGACAAAAAATATTTTTTCTAAATTCATATTATCGTCGAACATTTTGACTTTATGTCTTCTCATTATTCTTCCCCTTCCTCCTGGAGAAAAACTATGTTATAATTTACTTGCTACGGTTAGTTATAACATAGTTGTAACTTCCAGGGTCGCTCATCTTTGTGTGGGCGACTTTTTTATTTTATTTTTTTATTTCAACATCTAAATAGATGCTAGAATACTTACTTTTACCTCTGCTTTTATAAGCCTGTGATTGACTTATAATTTCAAATTCCTTTTCTAACTTTTTAATAGCCTCTTCTAATTCTTCTGGTCTTTCATAGTTATATGTAATTCTTATCTTTAGCATATTATCACCCCCTTATTTTGGAATATCTAAATTATTATTTAAAGCATAATTTATTACCCTTTCTTGAGAAAATTCACTTAAAGAATTTAAACCATTTTCAATTGCTGTTAAATATAATTTTCTTTCTATGTTACTACTGTTATTATTGTAATTATTAGATTTAGATTCTATATGTTCATTTTTAACTCTTCTAAGTTTGTTTTCTAATTCTTCTGGACTATAATTTTTATAATGTTCATTAAATGTATCATGATACTTTGTTAAAGGTTTTTTATTTTCTTTTCCAGTATCTTTTGTAACAGTTTTTCCTTTGTCTTTTTTATTTTGTTTTTTATTTTTAAATTCTGCTTGATCCTTTTGATAATCATCTAAAGTTACTATATTTTTTTTATCTAGATTTTCAAAAACTTGTTTCATATAAGCATATTTTTTACTAACACTTTCTTCACTTGCTGCTATAAAAACTTGTTCAAATACATCTAAATCAAATTTATTTGCATATTCTAAAAGTAGTTTTTTAGTATGTGGCATAAATCTTTTTTCAATTTTAAAAGACTTATATAATTCTATAAGTTTTGTTTCTTTTTCAACACCAACAACAACTTCATTTTCTTTATTAATATAGTTGTTATTATTATTTTCTTTATTAGCGTATCGAAAATCGGTATCGCAGAAATTGGTATCCCTATTTTCGGTATCCCAGTTTTTAGGATTACGGTGAGATGTAGTGTTTTCAACACTTTCATCGTTATTAGTTTTTTCGCTTACGTTCGTATTTACGTTATCGTTTACGTTCGTAATATCTACGTTTTGTTTTTCGCTAAAAACTTCGTATAAATAACCATTTGTAAGGTTACCGTTTTTTAGAGGTGTTCTTTTTATGTAACCGATTTCTATAAGTTTATTTAGACCGTTAGATATTCTTGTTTTACTTACTCCTAATTGAGTAGATAAACCCTGTATTGTAATTTTATGATCAGGATTGGTTATGTATTGTAAAATTTTACCGAATACAAAATAAGCATCTGGACCCATCAACTTCATGTCATTCATAATTTCATTAGGTATAACAGTAAAACCTTGTGCTAATTTTGAACTTGCTATAAATATAGATTCATTACTGCTTTTAAATTTAGACATATTTCTTTTCCTCCTGTTGAATTTTATCGATTTGTAGCAAGTTTTATCTATCTTAAAGAATTGAAAATATAATAAATGCATGATATAATATAAATACAATATTGATATATGTGATACAAGATAGACCTACTTTGCTACAGTTTCTGTACAATTTGATTGTTGGCGCGATCAAAAAAGTAGGTTTTTTTATGTTTATTTTTCTTTATTTTTCATGTAATTAATAAGGATATTCTCTGCAAATTTTGACATTGATTTATATCCTTCCTTTTCCATTAACTCTTTTAAAAGAGCCTTGTCTGCTTTTGAGAGTTTCACATTTATTCTTGTATTGTCTTTTGAAACAGCCAAATAAAAAACCTCCTATCTGTAAAGTGTGTCACTTCTCTTTTTAAAAAGTGTATCACTTTAAAAAACAAAAATCAATATATAATTCTAAAATAATAATATTGGTTAAGATATTAATATTATTTTAACTATAAACAATATTTTAATAAAATATTAACTAAAATATATATTAATATATTAACAAAATTCAAACAATAATTAAGATGTTATTAATATTTAAACTATTTTATTGACTTTTGTATTTTTTTATCATATACTTTAATTAAGATATTATTAAAATATCAACTAACATTAGGAGGGATTTATATATGGCTAAAAAAGATGTTCAATTTATAGGCTTTGATGGTGGTAGAGGTTACATTAAGGCTTATACAGAAGTAGATGGAGAGGCAAAACAAACAATATTTAAGTCAGTATATGGTGATGGACGTTCAGGTAAAGTTGACTTTGAAAATTACGAAAAACCTAAATACTTAAATATAGAAGGTGAAGACTATTTCGTTGGTTTATTAGCAGAAAGAGAATCTTATTCTTCTATAAGAAATTCACAAGATTCAAAAACAAGTGATACTATGAAGATATTATTTGCATCAGCATTAAACGATATAGCAGTAAAAGATACTGTAAAAGTGGTATTTGGAGTTCCATATAAAAACTATAAGAAATCAGTATTAGCTGACATAGTAAATACATATAAAGGCGAAACAATCACTATAAAAGACAATATAACAAATGCAACTAAGAAAATATTTATAGAAGATGTAACAATCGCTAGAGAGGGCGATGCGGCTTTATACTATGCTATTAATGGAAAGGTAAATAAAGATAAGCCAGTAGGACTTGTTAACGTTGGTTTCAGAACTATGGAACTATCATATTTTGATAAAGGTTTCCAATTTAATGACAGATTATCTAATACTGTTGAATACGGAAATAGTACAATGCTAAAAATAATACAAGATAATTTAATGGCAAGTGGAATTGCAAAAAGTGTAAACGAAATAGATAGTTCTGATGATTATGATCTACTTAAAAAGAAAGCATATAAATTAGGTTCTGAAAAAGTAAATCAAATAGTAGAAGAAAATTGGATAAACAAAGATGAAATGAAGTTATATTTAGCAGGTGGAACTTCTTTAAATCTTGAACCTTCTGATGACTTTGATAGAGTTGATAATTCTCAAATGGCTACTGCAATTGGATTATTTAAGTTTGCAAAATTAAAATTTTAAAGGTGATTAATTATGGCAAAAAAATCAAGTACAGTATATATAGAAGAAAATTTTTGGGATATGATAAGCAAGTTTCAAGCAGAAAGAGATTTATCAAGCAGAAATGATGCAATACAAGTAATATTAAGTGAGTGGAATATCCTAAAGCAAATTGACTTTAATAATATACAAGTTAATGTAACTCTTGGTGATGTTTCACAAGTTGCTAAACAAATAAAAAATACAGAACAAATAGAAGAAGATGAAGACCAAAGAATTGTAAGAGAAAGTCTTCTTAAAATGGAAGAAGAAATGCCTGATTAAAAAGTAATTATTTTATAAATTATGAAGAAGCTAGAGACGGAAGCATACATGCAGTTAGAAAAAGAGCAAAAGCCTATAAACTAGATATTAACAAATTGCTAGAACTAGATATTAATGATCTAATAGAGTATTTAGAAGATAGCAAAATAGCTAGATTAGTATAAAAAATAATAGTGGTACTAAAATTTGGTACTAAAAGTACTAAAATGGCACTAAAATATTTATAACTTTAGTACCACTAAAAAGCTAGTAATTTCAATACTTATAGGTATATATTTTATAAATGGTACTAAAAGTACCAAAATTTAAAAACTATATACGTACGTGAGAAAAAATTTTTATCAATTATATTTTATATAATAATAATATTACTTTCAAAGTTTAGTACCATTAGTACTATAGCATAAAAGAAGGTCTAAAATGTAGATATATCAATGCTTACAGGGTGTACTAAAATCATAAAAATTTTAGTACTATTTTAGTACTATTTTAGTACTTTGATAAATTATTTTCTTATAGGTTAGGGGGGAAAATTGAGACCAACAATAATAGTACCAAGCTTAACTAAAGAAGAATTCTATGAGAGCTTGAGATTGGCAGTATTGCACTGTCAAGACTACTTAGATGGAGTAGATATTCCACAACTACTAGAGGTATTAGAGAGTGATAAATTTTAATTCACTCTCTTTTCTTTTCCACAATTAAAGTTATATACCCAGAAAATTGAACCACTCTTATTGGCTTTTGAGTGGTTTTTTCTTGTCCAAAATAAAAAAGCTAGAGGAGAGTATCCCCTAGCTTTTAATATTATCGGTCGCTATCGGTCGCTTATCGGTCGCTATCGGTCGCTATCGGTCGCTATCGGTCGCTATCGGTCGCGTCCGATAGAATTATTTTTCAAATACTTCTACATATTTTGGGCTGGCAGTGATATATACTCCTGATTTTAATTTATACATATCTGTTCCAGTTTTTTTTATAGTTTCTACTACAGTATAAGCTCCACCAGCGGTAACTTTACCTACCACACTGCTTGAATTAAAATCAGCTTTGCTATGTATATTTACATCTTTTAATATTCTAATGTATTTAGTTTTAGCAGTAGTAGGTATAACTGTTACTTTTCCTTTCCCATTAGTACAGTTAACTATATCTGATACTTTTATCTTTCCTGCTTTTAAATTAGCACAATCTAATTTGAATTGAGTGTATTTTGAAGGATTAAGAACCATATATATTGGGCATAATTTATATGCTCTACCCACCACATCTGTATGTCTTATTATATCTTTTTTACAGTCTAATCCTTTTCTGTCGCATAACCATGCACATAAATGAACCATACTTTTATATGTAGCATCTGTGTAATGATTATCTTGCCCTGTTGTGGCAACTTCTATACCTATAGCATATCTATTAGCCGAGTTTGTGCAATAGCATCTTTCATCAGTTGGAATAAGTTGATAAATAGTTCCGTCTAGATCAATAACAAAATGTGCTGATGCATATACATATTTACCATTAACTTTTGTTCCATTTGCAACTACGTTGTTAAAATAGTTAACTGTAGCTGAACCTTTAACATCTGCTTCACCAGTATAGTGAATTGCTACTTTTGTGTAATTTAATGGAGTTCCAGGTCTACCATATTTGTTTTTCTTTTGCCATTTTTCAACTATTGTTGGTTTTACTATTGACATTATATCATCTCCTATTTATTTTCAATTAAAGCCTTGAAACTTTGGTGCAATCCTACACTAGAAAGCCCACTTAAAAGCCCTCCTAAGAAAATATTCATATCAAATGATTTAGATATTGCTATGTTTAATACAACACCTAATACAGCCATTATGAAAGGAATATACTTATTAGGAATAAAGTCAAAGCTAGTTTTTATAACATATCCTATTCCACAACAACCTAATACAACTCCAATGACTAAATAACTATTAATAACATTTAAATCTATCATAATTAACCTCCTATTCTTCTAAGTGATCTATTCTGTGATGTGCAGACTTTGTTGAATCTTCTACTTTTGCCATTCTTTCTACTAAATTATTATGTTTATCTACTCTAGTTGATAAAGTTTTTATATCTTCTTTTATACCTTTGATTTGTTCTTGCATTACTGCAGTAGTTTTACTATTTGCAAAATAAGAACCCGCTAAAGTCCCTATAAATGCTATAATAGCAACAATTATTTCTGTTTGCATATTAATACCTCTCAATTTTCTTAAGTATGTTTTACTCTATCTCTAAGTTCTCCTTTTTTACCATCGTTAAATTGTCGAACCTCACTTAAATAACCTGTGATTCTTCTGATTCTTTCAAATGAAACAGGAACAAGTTTATATTCTAAATCTACATACCCTTTATCGTCTATTGTTATATTTAAATAATCAATTTCTCGATTTGGATATTTTTTATGAATATGTTTTATGTAAGCTTCGATTTCTCTTTGTTCAGCATGAACTCCTTCTGGAGTTTTTATATTTATTTTCATCTTTTCAAACTCCTTTTTACAAAATAAAAGGGATTACAAATTAGTAACCCCCTTAGAAAAAAATGGTAAGTGCCTCTAAATACTATATACACATATAACTTTTAAAATTAAAATTCGATTAAAATATAAATGTTTTTTTATTAAATCCACATCGGAATCACCCTCTTTCATAGCCAATAAGCAAAAGAAGGACCCACTCTAAAAGTAAGTCCTTTCCGGAAAAGGTTATTAAACCGATTCCTTTGCTCGTTGGGATTTCAAATGAGAAATTATTTTATCTACAATTATAGTGTAAATTCCCAATAACAAATTTGCAATCGGAACATATTCCTAATATTTATAATTTAAGTGTTAAAACTTTGTTAATTAGTAATATTTTTATATATATTTTGCATATGCTATGATATGCGAAGCGTTTATGAAGTAGCGACAGCGACCGTAATAAATGCAAAGCGGTTATATCAAGGTTATAGCAATTTGGATATACTATATTCATTTTTATCTAGTATATAAAATTATATAAATTTATATAAAAATAAGGAGGAATAACCTCCTTTTATTTTGGCAATTTTACCACAAATGCAGAATAAACATTATCTTCATTTCTGATTAAACAAAGAGCATGATATCTTTTAAGCTCTAATAAATCTGTTTCTGTATAACCTTCCTTATTAAACAGTTCCTTAAGTTCAATAAAACACTTTACATCTGCTCCAGCAAGTAATAAAAAGTTGCATCCACTGCTTAAAATAGCATTCTTACATTTTTTACTGCATTGATCTAAAAAATGTAAACTTATAGTAGGAATAAAAGAATATTTTCTACATTCTGTAAGAATATCTTGTAAGATAATTTGTGCTGTAGGAAATAAATTGATTTCATCTATAAATATTTCTGTGCGTGTATTTGCTTTTATTTGTTTTGCTAGCCATACTTTAGAAAGATAAAATGTAGCTATTAAATCTCTAATATTTCTATTTGTAAAATCTTCTTCTCTAGCTTTTATAATAATCACTTTATTTTGATCTAATGCTTTTACAAAGTCTATATTATTATTTCCTTGTGTATTATATGCTAGTTTTGTATATAGATTAGTTTTTAACATGCTTATTCTATCTATTATACCGTCTATTTTACTATCATAATTTTCTATTGTTCCATTCTTATTAACTTTATCTAAGTCACATAAATCTTTAATTTCGTCTGATAATAATTTTATTTCGCTTTCTGAAAGTCTTTCTAAAATATTCTTACGAATATCAGGATATATTAGCACCTCTATTATCTCTTTAAAACTAGCATTAATATTCTTATAAAATACTACGGTACAAGCAGCATAAAAATAACGTAACATTCTAGGAGTTAATTTAGTATCAGAATTAATAGTGTTAAGTAAAATGTGTAATTGTGTACCTTTTTCCATACATTTAGCTAATTTTCTATACTTATCACTACTATTACATATCAATTCGTTATAGCAAAATCCTTGTAATTGTGTATGGTTACTACAATCTATTTCTATTAATCTGTCTTTCGGAGTTACTTGTTTAATAGATTCTGCTAAATTGCAATCTCTTATTATATCTAATACGACAAGGCCATCTCCTTTTGCTATTATAGATTTAGCTAGATTTTGCATATAATGTGTTTTACCACATCCCATACCTCCAATTAATACTCTTCCAAGTCTACTTATTTCTTTGTCCGTAGAGTAATATACAGGCATATTTTTTATAGAATTTCCAATTAATATATCCCCTGTAGCTAGACATTTAGGAAAATCTTTATTATACACTCTATTATGGTTAATTTGTGGAAACTGTTGTATTATATCAGCTCCTGGAAGTGCTATAAAATTACCGCATTCATATATAGATGTATTTAAGTTTCTTATGTTATGTTTGATTTTCTTACATATAAATTTATTGTCATCTTCTATAACTGAATAGGAATTTGATATTGTATCTATAATAGATTTTTCCCTATTGGTTGTTTTAGCCTTACTAGATAGTATAATTTGTGTTTTACATATATCAGAAGTAGCCTTTTTATTTGTATTGTTACTTAGTTTATTAAAGTTAATTTGTTTATCCACTTGTTTTACATCAAATAAAAAATTTAAAGTCGAATTAATAAAATCTATACTATAAGATAATATTTTAATAATTAAATTAGATATTGCATTTGATGTGTATTTTACATTTGTGTTTTTATATTCTCTAATAAATTTCTGACAAGTGGATTTAAAATAATTGCATTGTTTTTCTGAAGTAGGAAGAAAATTATATAATATTCCAGCTTCTTCTCCATCTTGTAATAATTCTACAGCAGACAAGTTAGCTGACAACAAATCGTTATTTCTCATATCTGTAGAAGTAGATAGAAAATCTTTATTTTTATAGATTAATTGATATTGTGATCCAGTTATAATTGGTATAGAATTAACTTCTTTTATTTCTACTGATTTCCAAATTTCTTTAAATTTTACTCTAAATTTAGAATAAAATAATTTAGGAACGATAAAGTAAAAATTAATTTTTTCTTTTGTTATGTGAATATAATAACTTGCCTTTAATTGTGTTTTTATAATTAATTTATTATCTTCTATCTTTATGAGCTTATTAATGTTGAGATACATTTTATTTACAAGATCCAATATAGAATAAGTCCTATTATTCCTAATTGATTTACTTGGTATTAATTTAAGATATACATATTCTTGACTTTGTATCTCAAAATATTTTGCTATAGGAATGCTTTTAAGCATGTGTAATCGCTCCTATAACTATATTAAGGATAATATATATACAAGGTATCATAAATGCCCATCTCTTGCCGTTTTTATATCCAAATACATATAATAAAAGTGCTATAAAACCTGCTACAAGACATATATCAAAAGATAGATTTTGTATAGCAACTAAAAGCTCATATCCAGTTTCTTTAAAATATTCTATCGGATGTAAAATATTATCTAAAATATTTATAACTTGATTTAATTTTTCTTCCATATCAATACCTCCTAAAATTTAATCATAGAAAAAAGTTTTGGATAAAAACTTAATAATATATAAATTAGGAAATATTGCATTCCAGATGTTGTTGCTTGCTTAAAATCTGCCCCTTGAAGCGCATTTTCTATTATGCTTTTAATTCCCATACACATACAACCATACTTAGCAAATACCATTAATAAGCTAAGAATTTGAGTAGCTACATTTGATATTTCAGTTTCTGTAGTCATACAATAGGAAATTAAATTTTTATTCATAAAAATAGTTATTAAAATAATGATTTTCTTGTATTCTTTTTTATTTATCTTTAAGTTATTAAGAAATTTTTCAATTAAAGTATAATCATTTTCTGATATTAATTTATATTCCTTAAAACTATAAGATTTCATGTATAAAAATCTCCCTTCTGTTTAAAATAATAATTAAATATGAATTAACTGAGGTGATAAAAATGGGCGAAGCATTATTCTGGTTCGGACTTGCCTTTTTATTTGACTTTTTGAGTAAACTTATTTGATTCTTTTAACATTTCTTTTCTAAGAATGTATTTTATATAATTACTCTTATTACCATATTCTGCAAATTTGTCTTCTAGCCAAGATAACAAAAGTTTATCATCCATGTTATTTTTAAAACTCAATTGGATTACGGTTTTATTATTTTTCATAATCTCAACCTCCTTTTACTTAATTCTATGCAAAAGTATGGAAAAGATTACACTTTTATAATTTTTGGGTATATAACTTTAATTGTGGAAAATAAAAGAGAGTGAATTAAAATTTATCACTCTCTAATACCTCTAGTAGTTGTGGAATATCTACTCCAAAACCTTCTGTTAATTTTGTACTTCCTACGAAATCATTCCAACTAAATGCCGTAGTAAATGTATATGTTTTGTTACTTGTATTTGCTCTTGTATATTTAGGTTTTCTAGTAGCACTTGTACCAAATAGTACCTTTGCTCTAAGTACCTCAAAAGAGTAACCTCTACCAGCTTTCTCGATGTTCTTAATCAAGTTGTTTAAACTCTCTGTATAAGCATTTGTAATCCTACATGTAAAGTAGTTAAATATCTCATACTGCCAGTTATCAATCGTTTTGATTACATCTTGATAGTATTTCATGTCCTTTGGAACTGACTCCTTCCAGATTGAATAAGCTTTTAAAGCATCATCTCGATTGTTACATTTGTAGATATCTCTAAATTGTTCTTTCAACTCATAGGCTAACTTTAACTGTGGAAAATCGATAAACATAATTTGCATATCCCAAATCTGTCTAGCATTTAAATCTTCTTTGTTCCTTAGTAACAAGAATCTATCTTTTAACAACTTAGACCTTTGTTTCTTGTCTAATGAGCCTTTAAATGACTTTCTCTCACCTTCTAAAGCATTGTTAACTAATTGTATTACATGGAATCTATCAACGATTACCTGAGCCTTTGGGAGTTCCTCATATATTGCCTCTTTGTAGTATCGCCACATATCTATGGTTACTACTTCTATGTTCTCCTTATTAGGTAATTTACTTAGAAAAGCCTTCACATCGGATTTCTTACGGCTTGGTTGGATATCCAATACCTTACGTCCAATTATATCGGTGTAAACGGCTCTCATTGACTTATTAAGATGTGCTTCGTCTATCCCTAATATAACTGGAGTAAGGAAAGTCATATCCTTTTCTAGCCTTTCTATGTAAGCATTAAATATTCGCTTTACTGTAGTAGGAGAAACACTATATTCCTCTGCTATATTAGCAAATGGTTTTTTAAGAGATTCTTTTTCTATTTGCTCTCTTAAACGAATAGTGATTTTATCTCTATCGTCGATGCTTTTGTAATGTTGACTAAATGTGGTACCACAGTATTTGCATTTATATCTATGTGTATGTATTTCAATCCCTACACGTTTCCCAAAGCTATTTAAATCCCTCACAAATCGCTTAGATTTGCCATGCTTATAATATTCAACTCCACCACACTCTGGGCAAGCCACAGGCTCTTTAACTGGTTTTACTATTACCGTCATATCGTGGTCATCTTGTATTGTGTCTAAAACTTCAAATTCTGGTAAATTTAGTATATTCATATTGTCTATTCTCTTTCTCGTAACCTATTTTCTATTTAAATATTTTACAAATTCTTTCCCATTTGTACAAAATTCTTTTATCATCGCTTTCATTAAACCATACGACATTTCGGAATGACCTTGGTTATCTAATTCTCTACTTGCTATAATAAAACTATCTTTTGTACCTTCTCGTAATATCAGTTCTATATCTAATGTATAATCTAATTCCATTCCTTCGTAAAGGTCTTTAGCTCTTATCGGAACAATTTCATCCCAATATCCCCATTTATCTTTAGGAAGTGTCTCATGTCCTCTTTTAATCCAATTAGGAATTTCTTCAACTCCTCTTATTTTTTCTATTCCAACTTTATTTAAGTAACTTGCAACTTCTTCTAGTGATTTAAAATATTTACCCCCATTCATTTTTACCATTTGACCAACTTTATCTAAAGATTTCATTTGTCCTTCATCAAATTGTTTTTCTGTTTCATCATGTCCTATAAAAAATTTATTCGATTCTTCGTTCCATCTAATATCAGGTATATAATCTATATCTGATTTTAACACGCAGAATAAAGTTTTATTAGGTCTTTTATTGCTATCATCTATAGCTTCAGCTATACTATATACTCCTGTCATTCTAGGAGTTATAACATATAGACAATAATCGCATATTTCTCTTTGTTTTAATTCTTCTTGATAACATTCTTCAGTCCAATCATCTACTACTGGATTAAAATAATCTATATCGAGCATTGGAATCAGTTTATATCTCCATTTACTATTGTTACAAGTTCCACCTAAAAATACTTTTTTCATTCTCTTTGATTTTTGCACCATATAATCACTCCTTTTATAAATATACCTCATTATACCACATTCAAAGTTATATAGTCCACAGTTAAAGTTATTTTAAGTAATAAATTTTATATTCACTTGTCAAAGTACGTTTTCTTATTAATCCACAGTTATAGTTTCATACCCTAATTTTTTAATAAAAAAGAGCAGCTAATTAATAACTGCTCTATGATCTTACTTGGTATTTACTTGGTATTTACTTGGTAAAATACTTAGCAAATTAGTTCACAATATTTTATCTATACTTATTTAAATAAGAAAGTCTATCTTTTATATCTTTATGTATAATTTTTTGCTTTTCGACAAACTTTTTTCTGCTAATTTCCATTTGTTCCTTAGATACAAATCTTTCATACTTACTAATTTCTTCATAATTATACTTAAACTCTGCTTCAACTTCACTTCTATCTAATAAGTAGGAAACATCATCCCAAAATAATTTTTCAGCATCTGCAGTAGTAAACTTTTGATTTTTTATTTGTCCTAATTTTTTTTTACCTTCAATATCTAGCATTTGAATAGTCACTATTTTACTAAATGTATAAGGTATAAGATATTGAACATTTTTTATTTTATATCCTGTTCCACTTTTTAATGCTTCTATTTTCTTTTCAAGCTGTTCTAATAAGTTTGGATATCTTTTATAAAAATCTGTTTTTTCTTTTTTCAACCTTTCTAAACGTTGCAGTGCTTCTTGCCTTTTCTTTTCCATGTTTTTAAACTCCTGAACATAATAAAAGGACCTATAAAAGGCCCTATATTGTTTAATTTTTTAGTACACAATATTTTTAAATTGCGAATTATTCTTCTTCAAATTTAACAGCTTTAGTAAATGTGTCAAAATTAGCAGTCATATCTGTAAAGTTCCATTCTTGAACTCTTATTCTAACATAAGCAACACCACTTATACTCATTATATTATTTGTTATATCAGTTTTACCATCACAAGAATAGAAGTATTTGCTATCTCCTATTCCTGCCATTCTTTCAATCAGTTGTTTAGAAGAATTATATGCGTACATACAAATTTGTTTCACTCTAACAGGAGAATTTTCTATAGTTAAAGTTGGAGTAGTATATACATTTGTAAAATAATATTTTTTAGATGCTTTAACTGGAATGTAATTTGTTCTTATAGCTGTAGTCGCTGACTTATCTCCTCCAGTATTACTATCTATATTACCTAATTCCCATGAAACACTAAACTCTTCTTCTTTTTCTGTAGCAACAGCAGTAATTATAACATTACTAGTAACACTAGATATACTTATATTATTTCCGTTTACAACAGTAGAAGTAATATCTACTCCGCCCATAGTTACAGTAATACTATTCATTTGATAATTTGTTAATGGTGTAATAGTAGCACTATAGCTTGTATTTTCTTCTACTTGAGTCGAAGTATTTGAATTTGTACAACCAGTTAAATTATTTGTAATTGAATAATAAGTTACTGGTGGTGTATCTATGTTATTTACTGTGACTGTTATATTTTTACTGTTAGCTCCTTCACAACTTAAAGTTATATTAGATAATAATGTATCATAATTTTCAGCTTGGTGTGATGCAGTAACTCTAACAGTTTGTGGCGTATTCCAGTTGGATGAAGTAAATGTTAAACTAGATTTATCTAAACTAATATAATTATTACTATTCACAAGGTATACAGTCACATCATTTTCTATTTCTCTATTAAGCTTAACTGTAAAATCAGCATAAGCACTTTCATTTATAGATATTTGTTCAACGCTTATATCTATATTCATAGCATTATTATTTTCAACTTGTAAATAATATGTATATTCATCCATATAATCATTATTTACAAAATCATAACCCCTGAAAATAACACCTTTCTCAAACACATCTACAACCATACCTTCTATTGGATTACTGTCAGTAATATAAGACAAATCAAAATTTCTAGGCAAACCTATACTTGGCATACCTATAGTTGCACTATTGTGTGCATTAATTCCATAAAATTTCAAATTGTTATAAGTAGCATCTTCTTTTTCCAAATAAAAAGGTTGATGTGAATGCCCACTAAAAATTATTAAGTTTTCTATACTAGATAAATAACCTGCTATAGTAGACGATTCTGTAGAAGTGCTTGTAAATCCATAAGCCTGTCTAGGTCTTAGCCCACTATATCCATACAGAGGATAGTGCATAAATAAGAATATTCTCTTACCTTTATATTCTTGCATCTTAGTAGCTAACCAATCCATACTTTCTCCATATAAATCAGAAAAACTACCAGTAGCAGTTACATCATTATCAACGCTCATAAATATAAAAGCATCACCACTTTTTTCAAAAGAATACCTAAATCCATGTCCTATATTTTGTTGCCATACACTCTCAGTAACTTTTGCATCGTGGTTTCCTGTACAAGAATATAATGTTTTGTTACATTTACTATCCCATAATTGTTTAAATACAGGTATTCTTGTATCAGGAGCATCATTTACTAAATCACCACAACCACATACAAAAGCTATATCTAAACCTTCTAAAACTTCTAACATTTTATTAACATCATCTGATACACTATAATCAGTACGCCCATAATGTAAATCTGAGACTACTGCAAATGAATACATTTTTTTACCTAATGCAGTATCACTTATTACACCACTTCCACTTATTTGTTGTATTTTTGTTGCTAATACTGAAAACGTATCTGAACTACTTGCATCTACACCTTTGCCAGTAATAGCTGTGGCAATTAACCCTTTACCATTACTGGCAGATTGAAAAAGCTCTGATAACGCCCCTTCTACGTTTGTAGCAGTAAAATTATTGTTTACATCTTTTATAGTTATACCATCTGCCTCACTAGAACCACTAGAAGTAGGTAAAGCAGTTCCTTCATCTAATTTAGTTCCATCGTTTTTTGCTAAATATATTTTGTTTCCTTCAACTATAGTTTTTTTCGCAATATCTTTAAATTGAGAACTTATTTCTTCAAATTTCTTTGTAGCAGATTTTCCATTTCCATCTATAACTATATCTGGACTTGTATATGGATAATCAAATCCATCTTTTCCTTTTCTTGTTTTCATATTTTTAGGCATTTATTTTCCTCCTTTATTTTTTATATTAAAAAAGAGCAGATTGATTTCTGCTCTTGTATTGTTTAAATTTTATTAAAATAATATTTTTAAATTGCGAACGAAATGTATATTAATTATTAAATCTATATTTTTTAATATTTTTAAAATAGAATTTTCCATTATGGCTTAAATCACTGTTTCTCCAACCCCCATAACCATATGAATAAGTAGCTCTATTATTATCATAATTTAAAATCGCTGTGTCCATAGCCTGATAAGTTAATTTCCATAAACAATATGAGATACCCTCTTGATGGCAATAATCAAACATAGCTTGAGCCATTGTGTCATTTGGTGTATCATCTCCACTCAAAGAAGAATTTCCCCATTCTGTAACAAATATAGGAGCTGTACTTCTTATACAATCTTTTATAAAATCTACATTTTGCTCTCCAGTATATAGATGTGGTGATATAAAAATGTTTAAATTGTTAGTTTCATTAAATAAACTGTTCATTACCCATGTTCCATCACTACCATGCCCAGTAATTAAAACTGCATCGGGGTTGTTGTTTCTGATTATAGAAGCGCATTTTTTTACTCCATCAAGTAATTCCGATGCCGTATTTTTATATGGCTCATTATGTAATTCATAAATTATATTATCCTTATTAGCATATTTGTTACTGAAATAAGTAAAAAATTCTTGTTGTTCGGCAGTATATTGGGTTACATCTCCCCCATCTTTAGCATGAAAGCTATGCCAATCTAGTATAATATATAGCCCAGATTCAGTAGCAACTTCAATTAGTTCATTGATAATACGTTTTAATTCATCGGAATGATTTAACCACCCTAGACTGGTTCTACCACTAGATTTTATAAATTGATTATCCGATAAGTAGACACTGATTCGTATACAATTAATGCCATTATATATTAATGTTTTCATAACTTCAGGAGTATATAAATTATTGTATTCGCTTAAAGAATGAGTTCCTATACCAGTTATAACTATATCCTTACCATCGGAGCCTACTAATTTATTACCTTTTTTTACAATTTTACCACGCTTTTTGTACGTTTGAGCATACGCTTGTTCTTCTGTCATGTTATCAATAATATTTTCCATTCCATCTAAAGAACGTATCTTCATAGATGTATTAAGTTTACTTCCTGCAATAGTACTAGGTATAGATGATATACATAGATCATTTTTAATACGATATACGTCATAATTATAAAAAATACTATTTTTAGAGTCTTTTCTGCACACTACTTTGACATAACCATCTTTTTCAACGTTATATGAATCTATCCAATCTGAAAATTTTGAATATGAATTTTCTTTATATATTTTATTTTCATCATAGATAAAAACGACCATATCGTAATAATTTAAATTTATTATATCTCCTTTAAAAACTTTTATAAAATTTGAACGAACTCTATTAGTGGAATCAACCATATTTCCATCTGATATACCTCCTATTTCAAATAAAATATTACTATTGGTATTTTCAATCTTATCTTTAAGCAAAGAAACCTTATTATTAATATTTTTAACATAACTATCTTTTTCAAATACTTGTATTGTACTGTCATTAGTCCCACAGAATACATGACACCAATTATACTCAAAATTTTCAGGTATGATGATTGTGTATTTTAATCCATCATGTCTAGCATAGTTTTTAACTTCATATTCTAACACAAAACCTGCCGTATTAAATCCTATTCCTAATGCACCAGAAGAACTTCTTCTAATCTCATAGGTTTTCCCAGGATAAATTCGGAATGAAAAAACTACATACCCATCACTAGTTTGAATATAATTACCATAAATCCATGAATTATCATGTTTGGTTACTTCTGTTATTGAAAAATTAAAAATCTCATTATTTGCAACTTTCAATTGTTCTCTAATACTATCTCCTAAATTATCATAAACAATACCATCTATACCAACTCTTGCATCTATTAATTCAGCATCACCAGTGGTACTTCCTTCTTTAAGAGAAGTAAAGCTATCTATTCTAGCTTTCTGTGTTTGTATATCATTTTTAATACTACTATCATCATAATTTTCTAAATTAGTTAATTTATTTCTTTCTTCTTCGGTTATAGTTTTTTTCGCAATATCTTTTAATTTAGCATTTACCTCATTTATTGCTGGTATTATTTTTTTATCATCTGTCTCTAGTGTGTCATGTACACTATCTGATATTCCTTCCATAGAAGTGTCATCTTCAATTAGATTAATCTGATTTTCTTTATATTGCGAATTAAGTGCTTTTATATCTTCACGAGCTTTACTATCTTTAAAATATGCTATTTTGCCTGTATCTTCATCTTGAACTTTTGATATATATTCAGTCATTTAAATCCACCTCCTGTTTATATGGTTGCAGTTTCAGTAGTTGTATTTAATTTTATACTACTGAAAGTCATAGTTTCTGTAGCTGTATTTAATTTAACTGAACTTTGCTGAATTGGTTCTTCTGTTAAATCTTTCATACAACTTGCCTTTACCCTATATTGAAAAATATCACTTGTGGCTTTTTTACTCACTCCATTTTCTGTAAATGCATCTAATAATTCACCTATACAATCACCTGATTGATTTGTAAATTTAGAAGGCAAATCAAATCTAAATATAGCTACATCATCATCTTCTCCAGTTTGCAAGACTCCTACTTTATCTACTTTTTCGTGTGTTTTAGGTTTTTTGACTGTTAAGGTAAGATTATGATTAGTAGCTTCTGAAACCCTTAAAAAAGAAAGTAAGCCTTCTGAATTTGTAGCTTGCAATTTAATAAATAAAGTTGATATATTTTCATCTGAATTATAAAAACAAATATACCCATTTTCGTTTGTTACTTTAGAATTTTCTAAATTGTAATTTAACGTAAAATCTCTTAAAATTTCATTCATATAATACCTCCTAATCTGTATAAGTTACTGTAGCCTTCATAACTCCCGTGCATTTCATATAATGATCTTTATCGAAAGTATGTTTAAGCCCAAATCCTTTCATTGTTCCGTTTTTTATTGCATTTAACACCGCATTATCTGTTATTGTAACTGTTGTTGTTGCATTCATTGTAAGATTAGCAGTTTTGGACCATGACAAATAAGTAGGCTCTCCACTTGGTCTACTTGAATGATTATGCAAAACTATTTTAGCTTCATTGTTACTTGAACTACCTCCACTTGTACGTTCTATTTTCAGAACAACTTTCGTAATAGTTTTGCCTTGCAATTTACTGAAATCACTACCAAAGAACCAACAGCCAACACTATTAGAGGTCCATTTTCCTTGTATAACTAGGTTATCTTGTGCCCAGTCACTCCAAGTATAACGATATGTATCTCCATAGTCAGAAGTGAATGTAACTGACTTGCTTGTTGTAGTTCCTATATTAGTATTAGTTCCAGTTTCAGTCGTAGTGCTATCTGCGGTAACTTTGTTACTATCTTGTATTATTTGTGATGAATTATCGTGAACTAATTGACCGCTAGGAATAGAACCATCTTGAATGCATATTGTGGCACCATATATGGCTCTAGCAGCATAATTATTTGTTTTCCCATAATTCTTATACATAATAACTTTGCTGCCTCTAGCTTGCACTCCGTTTTGACTGCCTATTACTTTGCAGTTTTGCATTAACAATGTTGTTCCGTGTTCTGCACCGATGGCATAATAACTATTTGATGTTGTTTGACCATAGACATCTATGCTTCTAAGTGTAACAAAATTGCAATTCGAGAAATACATTCCGTAATAATATGTGTTACTACCTACCATAGATGCTGGCATTACAGAAGGTCTTTGACTATCTACTCCATCTGGAATACCAGTAACAGTAGTAGCTCCATATATGAATAGTTTTGCTGTACAATTATATCCAGCTATATGACCGTTATAATTTTTCATGTTCATGTATAGATATATATCACCATTAGAAAATCCCTTTAGATTCAAGTTTTCGTTACATTCTTTGTCTAAAGTAATATAGATGCTATTACCATTAAGATTTCGTGGTAAAGCATCTAAAAAACCTTGCGCAGTATAAAATTTTGCACTACTAATAACAGCAGATGCATCATCACCATCTGTTGCTATAGTTACAGATATATCATTTGTAAGTGAATTAATAATATCTTTACTAACAATTTTTCTAACAATAAGAGTATCAGCGGTCATATTACCTTGTGCATTAACTGCTCCATTGAAATTACCATTATTAGCAGTCATATTTCCACTTTCATCTATAGAAAATCCACCATTTGCTGATACATAACCTTCTAACTTGATATTTTTAGCTTTTAACAGAATTTCAGATGAAGATAATAATTCTATAAACTCAGGTGCTATAGTTATGCTGCTTTCTTCATCATCAGAATCAAGTCCTTTTGCAATAAGGCTTAACTTTTGTACAAGTAAAGTCAACATCGGTATGCTTTGCATATCAATTAATATTCTTCCATCTTCGCCTAAATAAAAAGTATTTTTTTCGCCATTATTAGTGAGTATATTCATAACACTATTTAAATCAGCATCTAATTTTTTATATCCGACTTCTTCTAGTTGATCATTTAAATTACTTTCCTTTTCATTTTCCAATATTTTTTTTATTTGATTATAATTTTCTGAATAAGTAGCATGAGCTTTTTCCAAGTCATACTTATCATCTTGTGTTATTTCTCTATTTGTTATTACTTTTTCAAGCAAATTTACCAATTCATCATAACTAGAGGAGAAATTATCATGTTCTCTAGTTATAGTCTCTATATTGCTCATAATAATCCCTCCTATGATTTTTTAGGTCTAGCTACAAATAAAACTTTATCTGGAGTATTCTTTGTTAGAGCTATTATTCTTACCCCATTATCACATTTTGTACTTTCAATACAACTCATTACTCCGTTTACTTCTCCTACACATATAGCTACGTGTGAAATTTGCATATATCTTGTAGTTGTAAGTTTATCTCTATCGTAGAATATCAAATCTCCTTCTTTTAAATTTAAGAAGTTTGTTGTGTCTGCATCATGTAAAACCCATCCATGTTCAACACAATATCTTGCTTGATCTGCAGATAGTCTCGGTAAAGTTATCGCCCAACTATATGCAGTATTTCTTTTTACTTTTGTCATTTTATTATTTTTGTAAGGAGTTTTATCGTATTTCAATCCCATAAATGTATACATTGATAAAGTACTACAGTCTATTTGATATTTTTTTCTTTCTGAATCATACCATCTGCTTAAATTTGCAGATGGATTTTTAAATGATGCAGGAGTGGATGTAGCTGTTGTTGATTTCCAACCAGAATATTCTAGTTCTGAATGATTTAAAAATGTTTTTGCTATTTCAACTACTTTTTTGCCTCCAATGAAATCTTTTTCCTTTGTCGTTGTTGTTCCTGCTACTTCTTTATAAGCTGAAGCATAATATTTATAATCAATGTCACTGTTTACATTTTTCATTATTATTAATTTATAAGTAGTATTTGATTTGGGTAATAATTGTCCAGATTTGCAATCATCACCTTCGATATAACAAATTTTACTTTGTGAATATTTAAAATCATCTGTTGTTGTAAATTTTATTCTTGCATAAAAATTTTCTGCAACTTTAGAAGGCAATTTAAATGTAAGTCCATTTATAAGTTCGTAATCAGTCATTTGTGTAGCTTTTAACACTACATTTATTGTTTTACCTTCGTTTCCTGAAGGCTTATCATCATCGTCACCACCACTAGTATCTCCCTCACTACTATCATCTTTCTTTTTATATCCGATAGGAGTAGCCAGTAATTTTTCTTTTATTGCATTATAAAAAACACCAATACTGGAATCATCTTTAAATGTATAACCATCATTAGTGTAATTAGGATTTAATAAATTCGTATAAGTTTCTAATTTGCTAGATATATCTAATAAAAATACATCGTCTTCATTTTCACAGAATGATTGTAGTTCCGTATTAAATGAATCGATATCGCTATTTACATTTTCATAATCTGTATAGACAGTTCCAACATGTAATTCTTTTAAAATAAAGATTGGTGTATTTCTATATTTCATTTTTAATATATTTGCAAGAGTTTTAATGCCAGATATACCTTTTTCTGTTAAGTTGTTTATCCCAAAGTGTATTAATACATAAGGAGTTGAACTGGGATAAACTTTTTCATCATTTTCATAAAAACCTTCTACTGTAGTTACTAAATTATTATTATCGTCATAAAAATCATATGCATTTGCCTTTCTAACCGCTTTTATGTACACTTCATTCATATCTGTCTTGTCGATCACAGGAGTGTCCTCTACATTATTGTTATCGGCTTCAACTAAATCGTAAGGTCTTAAACAAAATCCGTATTTATAGATATCATTGTATACTGGCATATACCTTATAGCCTTTGGCCAATAATCCCACTTTCTAGCATGAGCTACCATATGTGTTCCGTTTTCTTTACCGCAGTAAATTAACGTATGATGAGTAAAGTTCTTTGCTATTGCCTTAGCTCTGGTTAATGTAGTGGGACATTCTTTGTTGCACATCATTATAATATCCCCTGGTAACATATCCTCTATCGTAGTTTTTGTAATTTTAAACATTTTGTAACCACTTTTTCTAGTAGCATAGTCAACAAGTGAGCCATAAGCACAATATGAATCATCATGAAATATACTTTTTAATCCAGCTTCACCATAGCAAGAAGTGACAAGACTAGAACAGTCATAGCATATTGGATTTTGTAATCCATAAAACTTACCAGGATGTTTTCGAGGCTTTTTAAAATTCCATGTTCTATATTGTTGGTCATAAGTAGCTAATTTATCTGTATGTTGTTGTACTATAGCTTTTGCAGTATCAACTATAATTTGTCTTATATCAGATGCACTTGCTTGGCCTTTTGCTTTTGGAGTAGATGTGCCAACTCCATAGCCTAGCTTGTTTCCTTGAGCATCTAAATAGTAAGGTAATTGGCCATTTACAACTTTATACCAGCATAAATACAACTCTACATTATTTGGTGTTCCTAATCCCTTTTGGTCTTTTAATTTTTGTCTATAAGCTGCAAAGTCAAATTTTAAGCTATCTAATTCCTCGTAAACTTTTAATTTTGTCTGATTGGATTGAGAACTCAAATAATAAGAATCAACAAATGTATATCCGTATTTATCGCACACATACTTACTCACTATCCAGTTTAATGAACCTTGTCCCATATTGTTAGCTACTAATCCACCAAATATATTTCCGTGCGCATAATCAATAGATTGACGTAGTTCCCAGCACCCAAATCTTATTTGATTTAAGATGTTTTTGTCGACTGTTATTCCATTAACTGTAGTAGTTCCACCTACCCCTGGTTTCATAGTATTATAAGAAGGTAGAAATTTATAAGTACTACCATCAAGATATTTTATATTTTGTGTTTTGTTCCCCCACTCTTTGAAGTATGTACTTCTTTCACATTGCATTAGTCCGTAACCGCCATTACTACCTGTAGTACTATAAGGGTCACCTCTAGATTCTCCCATTATGACTGCATACACTAGGTTTGGATCTAATCCAAATTTTCTAGCATAATGTTCAACTATAAGATATAGTTTATATTTATTTCCTGTAGATGATAGCTCATTGAGATTCGCTTTATTTTGATATTTACCTATGTCATATTTCTCATATAATGCTAATGCTTCTGCATATATATCATTAGTTTTATCAGTAGTAGATACTGTCTTAGAAGTCTTTACTTGATAAAATCTATCATCTCCAAGCCATACTCCATTTTTATAAGTGTCAATATAGACAGGGTCGCCATCACCTTCATCGGGAGGGTCTGGTTTTGGATTTATAATACTACTAATTTCATCGAATATTTTATCTATCTCTTCTTTTTCTAGACCCATTTTTTCAAGATATTCTCTTATTTTAGAAATGTCTTCATCTGTTAAAGAACCTACTCCTATATTACCTAAAAATTCCAGAACATCTTTTAGTAGATCATCTTTATTTAGACTTTTTATTTTACTTTTTACTTCTTTATAATTTGCTAATGTACATTTACTTTTATTTTCCCAATCTGTAAAAGATAGTTCTAACTCTGTTACCCTAGCTTGTAAACGTAAAGAAGGTATATAATCATCGTCTATTACATATACAGTATCACCTATATCAACATCATCAGAAAGTAATAATATACTTGTCTCATAATCAAGTTGAGGTTCTTTTCTTCGTTGAAGTTCTTTCCATGTTTCATTAAGTAAGTCAGATGCATTACTAGCATCACATTCATACACTCCTGTTATATAACTTCCATCATCATTATGAAAATATATGTGCGCATCTTCATCTGCTATAAAATCTTGATTTAAAGGTTTATCAGTAGGGTTTCCATTAGCTTTTAACCATTCTACATTTTTAAAATTAATTCCATTTTGACCATATCCAACTAATGCACTACAAAACTCTGTTAAATCTTCATTTTTCTTAACATCATCTAAATTTCTTGAATATTCAAATCTTGCATTTGTGATTTGTCCTCGTTGCTTATATACGTTTATATACTGTTTATAAACTTTGTTATTTTTTATGTCTACAGTAAATTCAATTTCAATGTCATAAGTTTCTAAATTATCTTGGATTACTGTATAAATTGGAGTCGGTTTTTCAACCTTAACACTTTTAAAAGTCGTAATAGAAGGGTCTACATAACCTAATTCAAATGTAGAATCCTGTAAAAGTAAATGAAAGAATGTAGTAACATCGCCCTGTAATGTACTTTCTCTTACAATTTTATTTAAAAGTTCTAATCCTGCTGTTTCGCAATAGCATTTTTTTATAACTGCACCATTCGTATGTTGACTAGATGTATTCATTATTTGAAATAATTTATATTTATTTCTATATGAAAAAACAATAAAATTTCCCTTTTGTACACCTGTTGTTCTTTCATTTGCTATTGTAGAAAATTCAAAACTTTCAGCTCCAGTATTTAAATAAAGTTTAAAAGCATCATCAAAAAAAGGACTGCTTGGATTAGTCCCGTTATTTGATAATACATCTATTATTTTTTTTCTTCTGTTTAAAATGTATATCTCAGTTACTAATTCTTGCAACTAATCCAACCACCTTTCATTATAAATAATCGAACTTGTAATATTGGCATCACTAGATATTCTTAAATCAAAATCACCAGGAGGTATTTCGAAGAACTTACTTCCTATATCAACATGTTCCATATTTTTTACATTATTTATATAAACTTCATTATTGGCAAAATCAACTTTCAATTCGTCACCTTCTTTGAAAATTATTATATCTTGCTCTTCATCTTGATTAACTTCATTTAATTTAGTTATTACTAATCTATTAAATGTCATTGTATCAACAACATCTTTATCAGCATATTTTCCAAAGTAAACAACTATATGATTTAAATCACCAACAGGAAATTTATCACTTTTTATAACTTCACTTGGTAAAGTTTTTTCAATTTCGCCTTCAGAATTATATTTTATTACCTCTGCATACCATTCATTTTTTTCTCTTCTTATAGTAAAGTGACCTTTAAATTCATTCCAGTTACCATATTTACCACTTCTTAATGTTTTTGTACTCACAGTTAAACTGTCATCTGAAACATTTGTAACCGTTGTCGTTTTAGCTTCAGGTACACTAAAATCTTTATCTTTTAAAAACTCTGTATTTCCAACTTGAACAAATGGATATGTAGCTTCATACCATTCGTTTTCATCGCATAACATAACCTTAAATAATTTGTTACCAGCTTGATCTAATCCGTAGCATTCGAGTAGACCAATTTTATCTTCTGCAGCATCAATTTCTTGGTCTGTATCAATTTGTACCTTATCTCCTTCAATAATATAATCTGTATAAATATAGCCATTTTTTCCTTGATATGTTGCTTTAGTCCATTTTCCTTTACTAGCTGTAATTTTAGGATATACAATAATAGCAGTACCTTTAGGTATTGTTGCTAGAAGTTTAGATTTTTTACTTCCAGATACTCTTAGAGATGCTGCTTGTTTTGTATAATATGTTGCAGTTGTAGTTGTTATTTTACTTAAACCAGTTGATATTTTAACCCAGCCAGTTTTGTTGTTATATGTAGTTTTTATCCAACCATTAGTAACTTCCTGTTCGTTTACTTTTAAAGGTGTTAAATATACACCTTTTTTAATACTTAATAAAGTTTTACTTTTAGATAGTCTCTTTTCTTTTAATTTTACTGTTGTAGCAGTTACTTTATATTTAGTTGTTTTTGTTTTATCTGTAGAGCCAATTTCATTATATTTCAACTTACCTTTACTATCATGATAAAAATACATACTACATTCAAAATCAGTAACATTAGAAGGTAAATTATATCTAAGTGCAGGCCCATGCCAATTATCTCCGCTACCATAATCAGATGCTTGTATGCACCAGCTAGTGCCACCGTCATTCGGTTGAATAGTACCAGTTATAGTTCTCTTTGCATCAACTTCACCTGTTACTGAAACAAAATTTTCAGTAGTTTCACAAGGCTCATAAACAATAGTTGTACTTTCTTCTTGTTTCGGCTTGGTAAGTGAAGGATATTGACCAATTAGTATTGATTTTCCATTTTGACCATCAATTTGACAGTATGTAGCATTTCCTTCAAAATCCACATTTATAATTGCTGGAGTACTTGTGTTTCCCTCGTTAGAAACTGATAAAGTTTTTTCACCATTAAAAATTTTGGCTTCAGGATTGTGTGAAAAAGGTGTAGGACATATAAAAGACATTTTTATTCTTCGCATACCTTTTGTGATTTTCTCTTTTGAAAATTTACCATCAGGGATAGCTAAATAAACTCTTCCATTATCATCTATAATTAGTTCTTTTTCTTCTGAGACATTAAATACAGATGATATTGTATCGATAATACTTTTACAATCTTCTTCTGTATCAGCTTTTATATCAAAAGTAACAGTTATTTCTTTATAGTCATATTTGAAATCTTGATAATATCTACCAGATCGTGATGGAGGGTCTATAAAATCATTTTTTCTTTCTGACATAAGTGTTGTATCTATAGAAATTACATCTACAAACATTTCTAAATCGATGCCATCAAATTTAAACACTTGTTATCCCCTCCAATCTATTTTTTCTTTTTTCAATCTTTTTATTTTTTTGTTGAACAGGTTGAGCTATTATATCAACAACTTTTGTTTTATCCATACTAGCATCAACGTGAATAGGTCTATCTTTTATATCTCCTATAGTTTCTTTTAATGTTTCTCCTAGTGAATTAGCAATTTCTTTTACAGTGTTATTACTTACACTATTTACAATTTTAAGATTACTATTACTACTAGCTTCTAATGAAAATTTAGTTGTTTCAGATTGAACAGCCATTTTCATTGCATTTTGCATTTCTGAAGTTATATTCCTAGCTACAGCATATACTTGTTCAGCTTTATTTTTCATACCAACAATTAAACCTTCGTCCATATATTCTCCATAATCAGTAGTAACTTTTGAAGGTGAATTTATTTTAGCAGTCTTTTTCATTTCTGCATTAACTTGATTAACAAGACTTCTTGCCGCACTAACTGCTCTTGCTGTACCGCTTTGAATACCTTGAGTAACACCGTTAGCCATTTGTTGACCGATTTCTCTTGATTGAGTTCTAGCAACATTTTTCATGCTTATCATTTGTCTTGTAAAGTTATTTCTTGCTTCTCTTGATTGAGTAGTTATAACTCTTTTCATTGATATCATTTGAGATGTAACAGCATTTCTAGCAAGTGTAATCTGTGTTCTAGATACATTTCTAATTGATATCATTTGAGATGTAAGTTTATTCCTAGCCTCTGAAACTTGAGTTGATATAACATTCTTCATGCTTATCATTTGTGATGTAACAACATTTCTAGCATTTGTAATTTGATTACGTATTATATTACTAATAGATAGAAATTGGTTTCTTACTATATTAGATACATTTAAGCATTGATTTCTAGCTACGTTTGATATACTTACAAATTGATTTCTTGCTATATTCGCACATCCTACTAAGCTAGTTCTTAAATTGTTTTGTAGTGATGTGAACGATTGAGAAATCGAACTTGAAACACTTTGTGCAGTTGACTGTAAAGCTGTTAATTGTGTTTGCAATGCTTTTATTTCATCTGTGTTCATACTAGAAAGTTTAGAATTTATTTTGTTACTATTAGAATCTTTGCTAGTATTAAGAGGTTTTTCATTACCAGTCTTTTCATCAGCATAAGATTCCCCGGTAAACCAATTTGCAATTTTAGATAACAAACCGGTAAAACTAAAAGTTTTTTTCATATCAGGAGTGGAATTAAAAAATCCAGTTATTAAATCAGTAATACCTTTAGAAAAATCAGGTTTAGAAATAGAAATCCAACTTGTCATTGCTTGCCAAAGTTCTGATGCTCTACCAGTAAATCTATCAGTTAAATTTTCAATAAAACTATCAATAAAAATATCTGCAAAACTACCAGTTAAGGATTTTATTTGTTCGCTTCCTTCTACCCATGAATTCATAGCTGAAGCAACTGCATCTAAAGCATCATGTATATTGTCTGAATTGTTTTTTATTCCGTCTCTTAATGCATCTAAAATAACTTTACCAGCTTCTTCTATCTCTGGAGCAACATCTTTTACAAATTCTGAAATTTGTTTAATAGCACTTGAAATACCTTCTCTTATATCGCCTTTACTATTTATAATTCCTTGACAAATTTGATGTATAATTTCTTTGCCGATAGCTAATACTCTACTTAATCCGCCTTGAGTTATAAAAGTATTAATTCCACTAAAAGCTTGTTGAATTGCTCCTGATATATCTGCATTTCTTATATATCCAAGCATATTGTCTAATGCTTTTTTAAAATTATCAAATGTATATAAAACTTGGCCATCCTCTGTAGTGCCTTCTTTATTTCCACTTCTCCAAACACTGAAAAACTCAGCTAATTTTTCAGAAGTAGATTGAATAGCAGGTTTTAAAAATTCAAATCCTTGTATAGCAACATCTTGTAAAGCAGATGATAAAATTAATAATTTATTTTTAGTTGTTTCATCCATAGCTTGTGCCATTTTTTCAGATAATCCAGTTACTAAATTTAAATTATCACAATATAATTTGAATTGTTCATCAGATAAACCACATATTTCATTTATCTCATCTAAGGAATCAGATAAACCTAAATTTGTTAAAATTTGTTCTCTAGTTGATTTATCCATATCTCCAAATTTTTCTCTTAATTGAGTTAAATTTGCAATTAAATCTATTTGGCCAGTAGAAGCACTTTTAGCAGACAGGCCATACTCTTTTAACACTTGATTAGCTTCCTTAAGTGACATATCTGGATTTAACTTATCTATTATTTCTTGTTTAGAAACAACATCTTTTAAACCTTTAGCATTGTCTACTATTCCTTTTGTATTCTCATTGATCATGTCACAAGTAGCACTATAGTCAAAAGCGTCATCATTAATTTCTTTATAAGTTAGTCCCAGTTCTTTAAATTGCTTTTTCTGAGCATTTGTGGGATTTCTCATTGCATCTAATACACCAAACAAGTCTTCAACATTTTTTGATGTTACTTTTGCATCAGACCCTAATACTTGTAAAGCTAAAGCCATATCCTGTGTAGTCATGTTAAATGCAGCACCTAGATATTCTGTTTGACTTAAAACTTCTTTTAAGTTATTTATTCTTTTACTACATTCTTTTCCAGTAACTCCTGCTTCTCCTAAATTTTGATTCCAATAAGAAACTGTCTGAGTAGAGTTTTGTACGCTATCAGTTAAACTATCATATGCATCATCCGTAGCATTGACAATTGATAGTAAACCTGTCATACCCGTTTTCCCAGCTAAATCTTTACATGCAGCTGCTTGTTCAACTAAAGGTAATGATTTTAAACTACTTCTTAAATTTCTTAATGTTTTATCTAAGTCAACTGAACCATCTTTTGCAGTAATAAGTTCTATTCCGTATTTTTCCATGGCCTTTGCTACAGTATCGGTAGGTGCACTTAAATTTGCCAATAGTGTTCTCATTGCAGTACCTGCACGACTTCCCTTTATTGATGAATTCGCCATAAGGCCGATAGCTACGGATAAATCATCCATAGAAACACCAAGAGTACCAGCGACTGAGCCCGCGTATTTCATTGTCTCTCCCATCATTTCAACATCCGTATTACTACGAGTAATAGTTGCTGCCATATAATCAACAAAATTTGATGCTTGAGATGCGGACATATTCATTGCTGTAAGTCCATCAGTGACAATATCACTAGCTGTACCAAGTTGAGTGGCTCCAATCGTAGTTAAGTTCAAAACATCTTTGATTGACGCGAGTGACTCTTGAAGTGAAAATCCAGCCATACCCATGTATTGGAAAGCTTCACTTACCTCTGTACTGGTGTACCTAGTTGTTGCTCCGTATTGCCTAGTTGTTTCTGTTAAGACTTCAATATCTTTTCCAGTAACACCCATAATTGCTGATACACGAGCCATTGAACTTTCAAATTCAATAGCATCTGCCATTAAGGAACTGAAATCGAAATTAAAATCTGTAACTTGACTAAAGCAATCTAAAATAGTATTTGTTGCATTTTGAACTATATCTACAACTGGCTGTAATTTTTCAGATATATTTTGCAAGTTTTCAAAGAAATTCTGTTTACTAGCATCATATAGCTTTGAAAAAGCAGTTACCATTGTAGTTACTGCTGCAACAACTCCTGCTGCAACTGGTCCAACAATTCCACTTAAAGTTTTAAAAGTAGTTGAAAATGTATTTACTAGAGAACTCATTTCTCCAAAAACTTTGCCAACATCACCTAAATCAGCAAAAGCATTTTTAAGTTCATTTAACTGACCTTCAAGTTTATCAGTTTCTAATGAAACTTCTATAACAACTTTTCCATCTGTTGCCATACTCTCACCTCCTTTTAGGCATAAAAAAAGAACACCGAAGTGTTCTATAAATCAATTAATCTATTAAATCATAATAAGATTCAGACTTTTTAAGATAAGTATTATATTCATCTAAACAATAGCGATAACTTGTATCAAATTTATCTACTCTTTTACTTTGAAAATAAACATAATCGTTATATGCTTTCATAGATTTATTTAAATAATCAAAAGTTATAGCAAGATTATTTTGTTCATCTTTATAACTTTCTTTTAGATTAAGGTCCCTTATTTCAGTACTTAATTCTTTTGTATTATTAAATATTTTTTTTGATATTTTTCCACTTATGCCACTGTCAATTAACACTATACTATCATCATAAAGTTTACGATATCTTGAAAAAAGTTTTACTGTTTCACTATCACTTAATACTTGTTTTTCTTCAATATTAGAATTTTCTATAGCAATACTACTTTTTTTATTAGTTATTGCACTAATTGCAGCTATTATTATAGCAATACTAAAAAAAACTATTATTACAATAAAAATATTTTTTAGATTAGACCCTGAGTTTCTTCTCATACTATACTCCCCCCCTATAATAATATTATAGTACAAAACCTAACTATTGTCTTAATAATTCTCCAGGATCTTCACCTTTCAATAGCATTTCTGTTATTAATGCTTGTTTTTTCTTTTCCTCTAATGATTGAGGTAAAGCATAAAGTTTTTTCATTTTTCTATAAAAATTCTTTTGTTGTTTATCTTGTATCTCAGATAAATCAATACTTCTATATTCTAATATTTTTATGAATTTACAATCACTTGATAAAGAATTAAATAATGCTTTAAATTTCCACCAGTGTAATCCTTCAATATCTTGTAAATCAATGTGATAATCATGCATAAATGCACTATAAATATAAAAATCATCATGTTCAAAGCTATAGATAGTTTCATTTTTACTAGAGTTTCCACTTTCTTCTGAACCTTCGTTAGTACTAATAATTTCTTTTCCACACTTATAAAATAATAACATTTCTTCAACAAATTGATTAATATTATTATTATTAATATATTTAATTGTATCTATTTCATAACCATAATATAGTTGTAGAGCTTCATTTGATTTTTCTTTTTCACTAATATTATTATTTAGCATTAGTTGTTCAAATAAAATAGAAGTGCGAAAATCCCAGTTAATTGGATATCGCACTCCTTCTATTTCAACTTCAATAGGTAAAAAATCGGTTAAAATATTTATACTCATTAGTTATATTTTTTCTTATTTCTTTCAATAGCTCTACGTTGTTGTCTATTAAGAGAAATTTCTTCCTCTCCGAATACTTCTTCAGAAATAGTAGTAACAGATTTTAATTCTGTTGCAAATGCTTTATCTTGTTCTAATTTAGCTTTTGTTAATTCTTTTATAGCTGCGGTACATTTCATTAAATTGCATTTACCTGAAAAAATATCATAGGTTTTTTCATCTCCGAACAATTCTTCAAATAAGCTAATTATACTTTCACAGTATTTTCTAGCACTTTCAACAGAAAAATCTTTATCATCTTTAAATATTTCTGATATTTTATTGTTTGTTTCTGAAAAAACTGATTCAAAAAATTCTTTTTCATCTAAATCTAAAAAATCAAATTCTAATTCCACACCTAATATATTAAATTTTGTATAATCGTTCATATTTTAACCTCCCTAATTTTAATTAATTTACAGTATTTTCTTTAGCAGTATTACTTTGAGTTGCTGCTTGAGTTGCTGTAAAAGTCTTTGTTTTAACATTAAAAGTTCCTTGTACAATTTTCCCTTTTGCATTTAAACTACCTTCGACTTTTAATTTTTCCCCACCGTCACCACTGAATTTAGAAACTTCATTTGAAACTCTAAATTTTCTTGCTTGATAAGTTCCTTCACTTCCTGAGACAGGATCATACATATCTACACGAACGAAATCTCTTTCTGCAGCTGTTCCTACTTCATGATTTCTACCAGTTGACCATAAATTTTTAATTCCTTTTTCATCTGGTATCATTTCAGAGACATAAGGGAATTTTGTTTCATATTTTGTTACAGAAGAAGATGTAGTTTCATCGTTTATGTAACAAGTTGTATCAATTTGTGCACCAGGTTCTTCATCTAAACTTTCAAATCCATATCCTAGCAATACCCATTCTTCCTCTTCGCTAGTACTGATGTTTAAATAATCTGCAACATCTTTTCTAATTAATGCCATAATATCAAACCTCCTATTCTGCTCTTTTTTCGTAAACCAATTTCATTTGAATAACATAAATTGCTTTATTTGCACTCATTTGCTCAACGTAACCATGAGTCAATACTTTTATTTCTTTCGCCTTTAATGGATAATTTAATTCCGGTAAGATTCCTTCATTATTCTTCATTTCTACCCATTCAGCTAATTTTTCATAAAAACTGATGTTTTTCTCGTTGTTATATGCTTCAACACTTTCTCTACTAGTAAAATCAAAAATTAATTGCCTTTCTGTAGAACCATCAATATAAGATTTTAAAATAGTTTCCGAAGGCGAACCATCTACTGAGTAAGTGCCTATTTCATCACCTATGTAATCAGCAGAAATAGGAGATTTATCGTCTATTAGAGGGCATTTTAAGAAAAAATCTATTATTTTATCTGTAATAGTTCTATTTTCTATTTTATCTAAACTAATTGTCATTTACTTGCTTTCCCTCCTATTGTATTTGCAATTTCATTTACTATTGCATCTCCTTCATTAACCCACATACGATTTATCCATTGTTTACCTCTTTTTCCACCACGGTTTAAACCCTCTCTACCCATACCTCTGTTAGTATAAAAGTTAATAGCGGCATATGATTTTGTTCCACCATGATAACTAGCATATACAATGCTTTTTCTATTTTCTCGAGCAGTATTTTTTAAATCTCCTGATAAATAAGGTACGTATGGGTCAGCTTTTGTTCTTACTAGGTTTACGAGTTGTTTTTGTGCTCTATCTAATTTACTTTTGTCATAGTCTATATTAACAGTAACTTTTGCTTTTAAAGTTGCCATTTTACTCACATCCTAGCTCAAAGTGTTTTGTTAATTCACACTTAGTAACATTGATGATTTTAACTACATCATCATAGTTTTTTTGAATATCATTAAACTCTTGAGAATTTGTAATTTCAATGTCATGTATTCCTTTTAAGAGAATATCTTCTCCTTCGTTGAATGTATAATAATTACTTTTATCTTCAAGTTTACTAAATTTTTTAGGACCTATGTAAGTTTTACCTTCATAAGTCCCATAATTTACAAAAACTAATATTTTATTATCTATATCCGCAGATGAACCGGTTGTCTTTAAAAATTTCACTCCTGTAGCTTGTTGCCAATCGATACCCGTTAAATAAGTTCGGTAATAAATGGGTTTTCGATTTTCATCTAAAGATATATTGAATAAAGTTGCACTGTCTTCGTTATATCCGAACACATTTACCACCTAACCTCTCAATTTAACTACTGCTACAGGTAAAAGTTCCTTGATCTCGTTAGTTATATCATAAGCACCGCTAGAACTAACACTTTCATCAAATGTAGTTTTCTTATTTCCTTGAGAAATTGATTTGACACCTCTCACACTTGAATAATTAACTGCATTAGAAATTAAAAGAAACAGAGCAGGTTGATACTCTGTTTCTAATTGTTCAGCTGTTATAGTTCTATTAAGTCTATTCTTAAAATAAAGTAATAGCTTTTGAGTAGCAAGTTGTTTATGAATGACTAAACTTGATTCGCTTTCGTTAGGAAACTTTTCTTGTAATATAAAATCCAAGTTAGCCATTTAAAACAACTCCTTTAAAATTTTAACTAAATCTGATTTTGTCAGTGTTGTATAGCCTTTAACTTTTTTTTCTTTAGCTAAATTCTTTAACTCATTATATTTTAAAGAATCTAAATCTATTATTTCGGATTTTTCCTCTGAGTTGTCGATATTTTGAACTAATTCATAACCTTCAGCAATATATTTTTTTGCCTGTTCTATGGTTTCTACTGTTCTATGAACATTTTCTTTTTTTATTTCAAACATGAAAGAATCAAACTAATGACTTTCAGATTGAGTAGGTTTTGCATCTTTTATATTAGCATATACCCCCTCTTTTTTGCTTTCTAATACCCATAAATCATGGTATCTTCTGTAGTCCATAGCCCATGCATTTGCACTTTGGTTAGTTTCAGGGTCAAATATTCTCATGATATCTTGTTTAGTTACTGCTAAAGGTAAATCTAAAGGCATGATTAAAAAGTTAACATCTAATCCAGAAGTTGCTTTAATGTATCCGCCAGTAGTTTGACCACTAGTCGAACCATCATATAATTGTATTGCACTGTATAATCTATTTTGTGGAACTGGTATAATTGGGCATCCATCAATAGCTGGAACTTTAGTGTTTATTCCACCTTGAGAAAAAGATACAGATGCTAATTTACCTAATGCAGCTTCTTCTATAGCTAGTTGTGTATCATAGTTACACATAATAACTAGTGTTCCATTATGGCATTTTTCTCTTAATGTTTTTATACCTTTTTTTATTTTAGCTATAACAGTTGAATTTGCTACAGTATATCCATATTCTACATTTTCATCATTAGCTACACCCATAGCAGTTGTTGCTAATTTACTTAATCTATAAGCATCTACTTCAGGTATAACTTTAATTCTTTGAAATCTACCCATGATTGTTGTTGCTGTTAATACAAAGTTAGTTTCATCAACATCTTGAGAATCTATTTGGAATTTACGTCCTCTATCTTGTGTCATTGTGTAAGTTTTGTATTCGTATTTGATAGACCCTTTAGTATATCCACTATCAGCTTGTCTGTCATAGTTAGCAAGTCCGTCCATTGATAATTGAGGTATTTTAACTTCTTTACCACCGTTATATTTAACTTGACTTGCATTGGCATCCATCCAGCCTGTCAATGATTCATGTACCATTTGTTTGTCTAATGCATTTTGTAAAATTTGAGCATATGATATTGTGTTAGCCATGCTAAACACCTCCTAATTAATTTATTTTTATGACAAGCCTAAAATTTGATTTACTTGAGCTTGAACAGGATCAACAGAATCTCCATTTCCCCCACCACTAGGATTAAACGGATTATTTGTCATATCAGTTTTAAGGACTTCTTGTCCGTATTCACTAAATGCATTAGCTAATTTATCTATATTCTGTTTACTGATATCCATATCTTCACCAACTACAAACTCTAAGAAATTTTCGACTTGTTTTGGATATTTCATTTCTGCTAGATAAGTACGACTTTCTTTGATTCTACCTTCATGAGCTAACTTAGCTTCATTCTCTGCATTTTTCTTTTCTGTTGCAGCATTTTTTTCTTCCATTTCTTTAAGTCTTGTTTCCATAGCTTCCATTTGTTCTCTTTGAGCCTTTTGTTCAGGAGTTTCGTGTTTTGGAGCAGTTGCCTTTTTTATTTCACTTTCTATAATTCCTGGCATCTTTTTAGTTTTAAAACTTTCAACTCCTTTAGATACTGCACTGTCTAATTGAGATTGGTTATATCCTTGTATTGCTTTATTTGTTTCAAGGATATTTTTATAATCTTCAACAGTTAATTTGTTAACATCAAAAGGTATTTCTTTAACTTCTGCTATTCCATCAATCCCTTTTAAAACTTCAGTAACATCGGCAGTTTCATCTATATCGTTTAATTTTTCTAACAAATCTTTTTTGATTATCATTTTTACCTCTTTCCCCATGAAGTACTAGCCCTCATAGTATTTAAATAAGAATTTAGTCCCTCGAAGTACTAGCCCCCAAAGTACTTAGTTTACCCTCGTTTCGGAGCATAAAAATAAGCCCTCTCGGGCTTTTATTATCTTGTTAATTTATATATTTCAGTCAATATTGTATCTGTGATATATTGACTATGCACATAAGATTTGTGATTATACTCATTTATCTTATCGTTGTATAATTGAGCTAACTCAAACCAATCTGCATTTTTACACTTTGCTTTGTTGAATATACTGGCTGCTACTTGGCTTTTTGCTTTATCCTTAGTGAAACTTTTATATATGAAAGTATAATAATTTTCATCATCTTCAGATAAATAATAAGTAGCACCATTTAATTTTAGTTTCTTTAAAGGTTTCTGTTTTGGTCTTTTTATTACTTTAACTTCTATAGCATCACAAGGTAATGATACAAAATTAAATAATTTTTACATTTAATCATCCTTTATGTAATTTCTATTTATTTCCAAACGTATAAACTATCAAAGGACTTTTTACAAGCACCTTAGAATTGATTTTAGAAGGTTGAATTATGTAAACCTATCTTCTATTTCTTTTCCATTTAGTCTTTTTACTTATTCCTTGCATTCTTCTTACATATTCACTAAAACTTTCTCTATTCCAATAACATGGTAACATATAATTCACCTTCCATTCTTTAATTAGTCCTAATAATTGTTGTATATCAAGCATACTATTCTCCCTTACAAACTGTATAGTTTTTCCATTTCTTATAAGCATCTACGTACAGTTCCTTTTTATCTCCGTTATATGTACATTCGTAGTACATTCCATCAGGTAAAGTTGTACTTAGTAATGCTTTATTATTTTGGAGTGTTTTGCAACACCAAACCATAAATACATCATCTTTTGTTATGTAATTTTTATCTGTTTTATCTATCATTAGATTTACATAACTTACAATTTCATCTTTACACCAATCTAAAAATTGTTGTTCGTTCATAAATTTCTCCTTTTATCTCTTTTTAGGTATTTCTTATAATATCTTTTGTAATAAGGTGAGTTTTCACCATATGTTGCTAAATTAAATAAGATGTTTGGACTTATAACCCAGCCCATTCTTACTCCTATTTTAAGTAATAAATCTTTCATGTTGCTCCTTCAATTCTATAGCTTAACTATTTTCCCATCTTTTAATGTATATCCTGTTTTACCTGAATTTCTAAAATCATATATTTTATAAGCTTCTATGTAAACTTCGTCACATATACCAAATTTAACAGCTAAATCTTTTATAACTAATGCATGGTCTGTACAATAAGCAGCCATATCTTTGTCATTTTGTTTATAATAAAATTTATCTGCTTTCTTTTGTGTTTTAGCCATTTCTTGAGCAAATATATTTATAACTTCTTGTCTATCCATATTATCCTCCTAACAACCTATTATATTTATTCCGTATGCTTTTGCTATTTCATATTCTATTTTACATCCTCTTGCTTTATCCCAACCTTCTCCGAGATATATCATATCTGCTTGAGATAATAGTTGTATTGATTTACCTAAGTACCAAACTGGTATATGTTTATTAATTTCTCCAGGATAATCTTGTAAAAACGAATCTATAAATTCTATTTCTTCGTTTATTTTGGTTTCTATATCTTTTTTTATTTCACTTCTTTTTTCTAATATTTCTTCATCGGTTAATCCTCTCATTGGTTGAGATATAAATACTTTTTTCATTAACATTCTCCTATCATCTTATAACTATAAAGTAACATTTACAGAAGTTGTGCTGTGGTATTAAATCATAAGCTTCTTCAGCAGTTAAAATAGTACCATGCATACTTTCACAATCACTGCATGTTCTTTCTTCTAAAACTGAACAATACATAAATTTTTTATCTTTATTACAATAAATAAAAATATCATTTGCTATTCTACTAAGCTCAGATATCAATATTCCTCTTGCTCTTTTTCTACTCATCTTTTGTCTTTGTGTTAGCCATGATGCAATATTGTATAAATTCTTCTTGTTATAAGCTATTTTCAATCTTTTTTTAGTTCGATTATTTATTTTAGCCATATTGCTTTGTATTCTTTGCTTATATGTTTTACCTTCGTATTTTCTATTTAATATTTTCTGCTTTTCTTCATTGTCTACAAAATATCCAAAATACTCTACAATTTCTTCAAACATTTCATCAAAGAAGTTATCTATTAAATTTTCAAGCCATTCATCTTCGTTATTAAGCATTGATAGAACTGCTATAACAATAAATCTTTCAGCACTTTCGTAATCTTTTGATGTTTTTTCTATTTGATAAGCAAAATTAGCAGTTTCCATTAACTCTCTAATCTGCTTATCTGTTTTATTCATCTTTTTAAGATATTTTTCAAGTTCCTGTTCGGCCTGATTATATGCTTTTTCCATGAAACTTTTAGTTTCTTCAGCATTTCTATTCTTCGATGTTTGTTTCTGTGTGTTGGTGTTTATCGCCATACAATTCACCTAAACTTTCATCTTCCCTCTTCATTTCTTCTTCATATTCTCTTGCAATTTGTCTTTGTTCAGCATCTAAATCTACTATAAATCCAAATCTACTTGATGCTGTTCTCTTAGAAATAACTCCAGGAGGAACTTGACTAAGCATTTGAGCTGTAGCTAAATCATCTTGAGGAATATTTGCAGTATAAATAATTTTTATTTTTTTCCAATCAAAATTCTTTGCTTTAAAGTAATTTATATAATTACACCAAAATTTCAATCTATTTGTAACTATATTTGAGTGAGCATTTATTTGAAGGGCACATTTATTTTCCAGTGCTATTAATCTACTTCTAAGTGTAATTCCGCTTAAATTTGATTGTAATCTTTCGTTATGATTTATATGACAACTTATTTGATACATATCGTCTTTATATCTATCCAGTGTATTTTGCACAAAAGTATCGTTAATTTGCTTAATTAACCATTGAATTTTACCTTCTTTACCTACCATTAAGATGCCTTTTTTCTTCATTTCTAAAATTGGATCTATTTTCGTTTCTTCTCCAGTTTCTTCATCAACAACTATTTTTTCTTCTTCAAATTCACAATCTGTCATAACCATATATGCGTTTCTAAAGTCTGAAATTTCATTTCCTAAGTCAGATAAATTAGTTTCATAAGCATCTTGTAATCCCTTTAAGTCTTTATATAAACTATCTTCTGTCAATTCTTCAGTTAATTTTCCTACAGAAACAGGTATTATACCAAATCTATGGTTTGTTGGAGGTTCAACTTGGTTAAACTCTCTGTCTAAATGATAAATACATTTTTTTGTATAAACATCTATATGATAAACATCTACATCTAAATGTTCTACTTTCACATCCATATAAAATAAAATATTATCATATTCATCTTGATATGCATATCCTGTTAAAGGAGTCGAAATAATGCTTTTAAATCCTTCTTCATCATATCGATAAATTTCAAACACTTTTGTAAATATAACCATGTATTTCATTAAGTCACTGTCATGATTTTTATTCCATAAAGCCATAGTTGATGTTAATTCATCCAATAAACCTGGTTGTTCTTTACTTTCATAAGTAATAGGATTTCCTACAGTATAAGAGACCTCTTCCTTTACAAATTTTTTGAAAAAATTTGTATTTACTTTTAAATTCGACCTTTGTGTAATTGTTTTGTAGTCGGCCATAGCATCTGTATTGCCTTTATAATAGTCATACATTTTTTGATATTTATGTAAATCAGACTCGAAACATTGATACATATATCTGACAAAATTTAAATGATCAGGGATATTCAAATCTAAAGTCATTCCTTTTTTTAGACCATCTACGATTTCTGCTATAGTCTGCATTATTTTCGGCCTCCTTTTTTATTTATATAATTATTCTTAGTTTTACTTTTTTTAACTTTTATTAAATCTTCAATAAATTTTATATATTTTTCATCATTTGAAACTCTTGCATGACTTTTAAGTATATATAAGTTATTCGTTTTAGGTTTTCTTTTGTAAATTACATTTTTTATTACTATTTCTGCAATAGTTCTAGAATTTAAATGAGAATGACCATTTTCCCATTCTTTTTTCGTATTATATACAATAAATCCAATCTTTTTGTTACTTTTTACTTTCAGTATAATAAATTCCTTATTTTGGTATATTTTTTCCGACTCGGTATAATTTGTTTTATTCCAGTTCGGTTTTTCTTTCATTAAACTTTCAGATTCCCATAATTCTTTAGGAACATCATAAACACTTATAACTTCATCGATAGGCTTATATTTTTTCATTTACACACCCAATCTCCTTCTATCCATGAACCTAATTATATTTTTTGTTTTTATTTTTAGTATTTTATTTGCAAAATCAGAAACAACATCTGCAGCATCATCATGTAGTGTATATGCTGTTCCTTGAAAGTCTAATATCTGTTCTGTAAATGCTTTATTATTATCTGCAAATATTATTTGGCCATTATTAACTGGATCTTGTATAGTTGCAATACGATTATCTTTATTTTTATTATTCATATCATTAATAAATATTAAATTTCTTTTCTTTAGTTCAGGTATCTTTTCAATCATTTGTTGTATAGTAGTTACATCTGAACCTAAGTAGGTATTTCTTTCTATAGATATATGAGTTATATCTGTAAATTCTAATAAAATATCAATAATTGTATTACAATACTCTGTGAAACTCATTTTTTCAAGTACCATTCTTCTGATATATTTAAAGTCATTTTCTCCTAATGAACCTACTATCATTGCAAATGAGTCAGTTTTCTTTTTCTTATTAGAAGAATTATCTCCCGCTGGGTCAACACAAAGCATTGTTTTTAAAAAAATATGGTCCTCTATTTCCTCTACTGATTGAGTTCTTATAGATTTAAACCATTTTTCACCTATACTACTAGCATCATTCATTTTTTCTGACATAAATGATTTTCTATTACTCCAGTATTTAACTGCTATATCTATAAAAAAATCCCATTTTTCTTCCCATAAAACAGGATATTTCATTTCTTCTTTATGTTTTTCATAAAATTTTCTAGCTTGTATTTGAGGATCTTCTATTTTATCGTCAAAATAAATCTTTTTACATTTAATCCATAAATCACTTTCAAATATATCATCTATTGTTTGGCCATCTTCTAATAAAACAGCTCTATTCATAATAGTATGATAATCTCTATTTCTGCTAAGTTTACTTATTAAGCAATCAATATGTAAAACAGTTCCTATACTTACAAACTTAGTTGCTGATTTAACTTTTTTACCTTTTCTAAATACTGCAGTATCTCCAACTTCCTCTACTTCTTTACACCATCTATTCCATTTCTTTTCTCTAGCATCTTCAGTTATAACATCAACTTCGGATTGATAGTCATCTGCAATAACCACCGTAGGTCTTACGCCTCCCCAGTTAGCACCACGGACAGAAGTAGTTGAACCTACTGCTCTTATATATGTATCATTGGTAAACTCAATTTCGCCTGAATTAACCTTGTAATAATCTTTCGAATTAGGCTTTTTACCTTTTAAATCTATTAAGTTTCCAAATACATCTTTTATAAGCTCATTTTCTAGAAACTCTTTCTTTATAGAATTTAAGAATTGCTCGGCATCATCTGCAGTTTTAGCACCTAATAGAGTAAACTTTGATTTTTTATAGCAATGTAACCATATTGCAAGTGTTTTATCGCATATAGTTGACTTAGCAAGTCCCCTAGGCTCTACTATATTAAGTTTATCGTATAAATCCTGTACAAAGGCCTCCGAAAGAACTCTCCATATTTTATAATGTTCTTCGCATAATTCCCTTGCACTGTTGTCATCACTTGGTACGAAAGTTGTTCTAAGAAAATATAAACTAAAAAAAGTTATATCCTTTTCTCCAATCACCTTTGCAACTTCATTAGGAAGATATTTTTTTCTGATATTATTTTGATTTTTAGGAAAATATTTCTTTAAATACTTATCAATCAAGTATATAGAGTATTTATTATCATCAGCAAACTCTATATCATCAAAATAAATCATCTAATCACTCCCTTCTTAATTTATTTGCATAAAAAAAGAGCAGCTAATTAATAACTACTCTTTTGTATTTTTCTTTTTAACATATTTTTTCTTCTTTGATTTATTTTTCTTCTTAGGAAAAGTCTTTTCTAGTTTGCTTTTAGTCATTGCTCTACCATTTAGGTAACAAATAACTTCTTCTTTTTCTTGTTTACTCTTTTTAACGATATTGTGAGACGTTTTTCCATTGATAAATTTATTCATAACCCCAAAATTTCTAGAGTTTTTATCTTTTTCAACATTTAAATAAGCTAATTCATATAATTTTATAGACATTCTCCCTTTAAATTTAATGGCTGGCTTAGTGAGATTCGAACTCACAACAAACCATGGTCCGTAGCCATGTGCTCTATCCGTTGAGTTATAAGCCAATATTCTATTAGAAGGCTTGAGATTAGAGCCTTCTGTAGACACCTTTCACGGCATTATTTATTCTCCGTTTATCCACGCACCTAATACGTATTGTCCATGACTGGTTGTAATTTTATAGTGCCACAAAACCCTAACACGAGGCACTCTACTATAGTACTACTCAACACTTCGTATTCTGTCTGCCTTGCGAGCAACAAAGGTTTGCAAAACCACCATGCAACTTCATGTTAAACGATTCACCCTTGGGAGGTGTCACGCACTAGATTATATCATGCAAGGATATTCTAGTATTAAGCCACTTTCATACTATAAGGGAACAGACTTTTCCTTTTATTGTTTTGTTATCATAGACAATTTATCATCCAAAATTAATATTCTCTATGCCTGTATAAATCTGAATTAAATTTGACAGACGTTGTGCTGTTCCTGAAGATTCGTTTCCTTTTGAGACACGAAATACTTCACAACATCAGTGTGTTTCATTGAATTCTTACTCCACGTTGTTAATACATACTCCAGCCCTTTCACTGTTTCACTATTAACAATGGTTAGCGCCCTTTGTTATCAGTATCGGACTATATAACCTCCTGATTCTGTCTCGCTACATGACCAATTTGGCGTGATGTAAATTATTCAGTGCCACCTGAAAACCTTCGATATACGGTTCGCCTTTTCGAAGACTGTCCCTCTTGGGTTACGTAGTTATCTCCACTACTATCAATTCATGAAGACGTTGGACATTCAGTTCTGCTTAGATGGACTAGTTAACTAGCGACATGTAGTCAGCATGCCTTTACATTGCTCACACAATGCTATCCTAAAGATACTAAGCTACCTAAAATAGATTTAGATTTATTTTTTAAAACACATACATGGCTGGGCGTAATAGATTCGAACTATTATTCCAGGAATCAAAATCCTGCGTCCTACCTTTGAACGAACACCCAATATTTAACTGATAATTATATTCTAATCTCCCAACAATATTTTTTCAATCGGAACATATTCCTAATAAAAAAAGCCAGATTTCTCTGACTTTTAAAATGTATTATTATTTATTTTCTTATTGATATTCTTTCATTCTTCTAATTAGTGTAGCTTTGCTTATTCCTGTTACTTCTGTAACTTGCTTATAACTCATGCCACTTTGCTTTAGATCAATGGCATGCTTAATTTGTTTGTTTGAATACTTTTGCGGTCTACCTTCCGTAAAATCTTCTCTTTGTCTAGCTATTGCCTTGCCTTCTTTTGTTCTTTCAACTATCATATCTCTTTCAAATTCAGCAAAACTTAGGAATATATTTCTTATAAGTTTACCTGTTGGAGTTGTATCCATAAGGCCTATATTAAGAATGTGGACCTTAACACCTTTTTCCAATAGTGAATCTATTAACTTGATTCCAGCTGATGCACTTCTTGAAAATCTATCTAGTTTTGTTACTACTAAAGTGTCACCTTCTTTTAAGAAGTCTAATAACTTATTAAATTCTGGTCTATCTGTTTTTAATCCACTACAAACATCTAAAAATATTTCTGTACAACCTTCATTCAATAATAATTTCTTTTGACCTTCTAGTGAATTACTATCTTTCTTTTGTGAATAAGTGTTAACTCTTGCATATCCATATTTCATATTTGAAACCCCCTATAATTATCTTTAAAATATTATATTACTTTTTCATATGATTCTCTTTGTTTATTTTCATATTCTTTTACAAGTTTATAGAAAGTATTTCTTTTTAGTCCTAACATTTCCATAGCTTTTGCTCCAGTAAACTCTCTGTTTTTCCATTTAGGATAAACTTCATCCCAATTACTTGGAAAGTCTATTTTCTTTCTGCCTTTATAAGCGCCTTTTTCTTTAGCTATAGCTATACCTTCTCTTTGTCTTTCTAATGTATTAGTTCTTTCAAATTCATATATAGCACCTAACATAGTTAACATTAACTTTCCTTGTGGTGTAGATGAATCTATATTTTCTTTACTACTAACAAGATTAATCCCTCTAGAATTTAAATTTTCGACTAGATCTAATAAATCTTTTGTACTTCTAGCAAGTCTTGAAAAGTCATGCACTATTATTGTGTCCCCTTCTCTAGCAAATTCTAACATTGCTTGTAACTCAGGTCTGTTTGTATCTTTAGCGCTTACTTTTTCTTGAAATATTTTCTCTACTTTGTATTTCTCCATTGTAACTAATTGTCTGTCTTCATGTTGTTCCACTGTACTTACTCTTACATATCCTATTATCATATACTTATACTCCTCTCAACTTTTGAAAAATTATACTGGATTTTTATGGCGCTTGGCGCACGTAAAAAAAATAAAAATTTTTAGAAGGTACCCCCTCGGTCCCTCCTTTGATAATATAAGTATACGATAATGTTTGTTTAAAGTCAACTTATGCAAACACTTGTTTATAAACATTGTATTTAATTTCAAACAAACAAAGTTACAAGTGATTTTATTTGTTTTTTTAAAGTATATCCTAAACAAATATATATTCATAGTTACTTTAGCATCTTATATAGGTCTACTATCTACCCTCTTGTCTTATATCTCTTGTGCGCCCCTCTAAGACGTTGCGCTTTGTCTTGTTTGTCCTTATTCTATTGGTAATATATTCCTTCTCTTAATAGTTCTTATAGCTTAATATTATTAAATCAACTATTTAAATAGTTTTTTAAGGGCAACACCTCGTAAATATGGACCGCGATAAGCGCCCCCCTACATTCCCTCTTATGATATTTCACTATCTGTTATATCTATTACATTCCCTTCTATAACATCTGAATCATTAAAATCATCCCAAGAAGGCTCATTATTATTTTCTTTTTCAGTTTCAGGAGTAATAACTGTTTTAGTTTCCACTTTTGAAATTGGAGCGCCAGCCAATCTATTAAGTAAGTATATGCTTGCATCTAGTCTAACCTTCTCGCTCTTAGCTGATCTTGATAGGTCGAGAATATTTTGTAAAAGTTGATTAGAGAATTTCATTATACGATTGTCAACTTTATTTTTAGCAACTTCATATTGTCTATCAAGTTCTTCCATGAATTCTGGTCTTTTCTTCCAGCGCATTATAGTTTTTTCACAAACATCTAATTGGTCTGCTACTTCTTTATTAGTTGCACCATACACTAATAATTCTGCTGCAATTAATTGGTCTTCTGTTAACCTAGAATCTTTTTCTCGTGGCATAATCAATTCCCCTCCTTCCTTTTTATTTCTTCTCTTAAGTGATAATATAAAATTTTATGGACCATTGAAGGTGATTCTTTTCTATCACATGCAATAATATGAAGATTATCGAATTTAGCCATTAATGAAATTACCATAGCCGCGCTAGCGTTAGGATGAACATGGCTTATATATTCACCTTTTAAGAGTTTGATGTAATAATCCTTGTCTTGTATAAGTAAGAACAATTTAACTCCTGCTTCTTTTGCTCTTTTTAGTTCTCTTATAAAACGATTATCTTTATTTTCGTCTTTTACTGGATCCATTAAATTCCCTAGCAGTTCATCTAATCCTGCTTTTCTTTCTATTAAAATATTAGGTATATATTCTCCTTGATATCTAATAGCATAATCTCCAGTATCTAATTTTTCTCTAGTAGCCTGTATTCCATTTTTTATAAGAGTATCTTGGATTAATGTATCTTGTTCCCTTGTATCGCATATAATTTCATAATCTTCATTTTTTATTTTCATATTATCCCCTTCTATAAGCTAAACATATTGAATTTGCAACATTTATAGAGGTTTATGCCGTAGGCAATTAAGAGAAATTCTGTTCTGTATATAATATATAAGAGTTAAGCACCTTTAAAAGTCTTATAATTATTAGAAAATCAATATTTTAAAGGTTTTTTATACTATCGGTTCGAGTTAGGTTTTTGGATTAATTTTGTCGGTTCGAGCTGGGTTTTTTATAATACTTATAAGCATAAAAAAATAAGGGTTAACTAATTTCCCTTATTTAAAAAAACAATAATTTATTATTTCTCTTATTTCTTCTGTGTTGTTTCCTCCCCAAATTACGAGAGGATTTATTATATAATAATCTTTTGTTTTTTCTCCTGCATATACTTTTGAGTATGCAAATAAATAATATTTATGCCCATCTACCTTTATATGAAATTTTCTTAAACTGTCTCTAAAAAGATACATTGAATTTTGTTTTGTACTTAACCCTAATAATTCACAAATATCTTTTAAACTTAATTTATCCAGCTTTTCAATATCAACTTCCAAAGGATTTTTACATAATATATTTAATTTCCAATTTGCATAAGGTATTAATTGAAATACATAGGATAAAGTTTTATGCTGCCTAATTGTAGTATGTTCATACAAATATCTAGTTGTATTAATCATTATTCTTACATACTCTTTATTTTTATAAAAATTTTCACCTTTACTAAAATACTTAGGATTTAGATAAAACTTTTCTTCTACTTCAAAAATAAGATTGTGTTTTTTCATATCACTTAAAAAAGCTAAAAAAGCATCTCTTTTTAATCCTAGTTTTTGTTGAATCTCTTTCTTTGTCATATGCTCTACTTTATTGTTTTTTTTATGTAATATAAGCAAATTTTCTTTTCTGTCATTATAATCAATATATGTAGCTAAATAAATTATTCTTGCTATATTAGCTCTGTCAATATCCAAATCGTAGAAAAGTAACTTTTTATTTACATAAAACATATGAACAAAGCCTCCTTGCTTGTTGCAATACTTCTTTAAATCATTTTTTCTATTAATTAATCTTTTCTGTTTCGGAGTTAATTTTTTAGATTGTTTCTGAATAACTAACTCTTCGTCATTTTCTATTTTAAAATTATCTAGGAGATCTTCTGTTTCTGAGTTTACTATTAAAACATCTTTCATTTCACATATCTCCTTTTTCAAAATAAAAAAGACAGTCCTGAAAAGACTGCCTTTACTTTGATACAATTAATGCATCTTAATATAATTATAGCATACTTTTTTTAAGTTTTAAATGAATTTTAAATACAATGTTTTAATTTAATCAAGTTTTAATAAATAGCAAATTTTTGGTAATTTAAGCATGTTATAATTGAAATAAAGGAGGTGTAACATTAAGTGAATAATACACAAATATTAGCTAAACACTGTAAAAAAGTTGAAGTAAAAGAACTTAAAGAAAAAGATAATTGTTTTTTGTGTGGTTGTGAAATAACAAAAGGTATTCCTGTAAAAAAAGTTATCAGTAGTAATTTTACAAACTTTGAATTCTGTAAAAATATAAATGGTAATAATTGCTGTCAAGATTGTGCATCAACTATAAAAAATGCTGATTTAAGAAAAAATAGCTTTGTTGCGGATAAAGATAATCTGTATTTGCTAAAGAAAAACGATATAGAGAATTATTTATTTGACTTAGACAAATATGTAAAAGGTGAATTCGTAGTAGGCATTACTGTATCATTTAAAAAACATAATTCTTTTAGATGCAGAGTCAATCAAGACACTTTGAAGTATTATATAAGACAAGAAGACAAAGAATTTCTGTTTGATGTAAAAGAAATGAAATATTTGTATAGCAAACTTAATGAGGCTTATTTGCAATTTTCAAAAGATGAAATATTATCAGGAAACTATTCAACTATTGCTATTGAACAATTTGGATTAGATAAATTTATCGAATATGAAACTTTATTTAGAAAATACAGAAAATCATATCAATTTGAGCTACTTGTATATATTCTAAATTCAGAACGTAGAAATGAATATATAAAACAAAAACAGAAAGAACAAAAAGAACAAGCAGCTAAATTAAAAGCTATTAAAAAGCAATCTAAAAAAGGGGGAAAATAATATGGATAAAAACATACAACAATATTGTGTTTCAACATTATCTGAAATTTGGGCGCAAATAGATTGGGATAAAGTAAAAGGTAGCAGAGCACTTGGTATTTGGGATGAATTTACAGCTAAAGTAAAATCTACTGCTATGACTACTACTAGTTATGAAACTTTTGTAGAAAAACTTTGTAGAAAAATGGACGTAAGAAGTTTAAGATTTGCTATGATTAGTGAAATTTCAGAATTGAGCGAAGATATAAAAAAACAAATATTAAAATGTTTTAGATCAGAAACTCAAATTATAATTTTGAAACTTAGACTTCAAAATCAAATAAGAAAAGAACAAATGCAAAGAGAAAAAGAAGCAGCTGCAAATAAGGAGGATTAGAGAATGAAAAAAGATATAACATTAAAATTGTTAAGCCCGCTTATGCATTATGGGGACGAAAGAATGGGTACTATGCAAGTAGCTAGATGTATGAAATTTGAATATAACGGAGAATTTATAGATATACCAGTTTATAGTGGAAATGCTTTTAGAGGAATTATGAGACGTATTGCAATGAGAGATTTCTTAGAAAAAATAGACATAGCAGAAGAAGGCATAAGT